TTGAGGGCACAATTTCCAGATCACGAGGGGAGCCCCCGTTCTGATCCGTGACGTAGGAGGTAACGGCATACAGGAAATCGGCGGGCAAGGCAACCGTGTAATCCTGCGTATTGGCTACCAGGGTGATGTTAGGCAGGGACCCGATGGACCAACGCCACGGGGCGGCCATCCACATGACCTTGCTTACGGAATCCAGCACGCGCACTTGTACCTGTTCAAGCGGCATGTTCTTGATGAAGCGCTTGCAGATATCAAAGGCGTCGATTGGTCGGTAAGTGGCCGCCATGAAGGAAAACTATTTCCCTACGACCGCTGGGGGCCGCCGACCTTTTCCATGTCGATGCGGAGGTGGAGGGGCAGTTCGCCACCGGTCCACTCCTTCGAACAGTAGGCGCAAATCCAATGGTAGGTGCCGCTGTGGTCCCACTGACCGGCGATGGCGGGCTGAGCATTGGGCTTCAGGTGGGGGCAAGCATTCTGCTTATCCAGCTCCATTTTCCGCTGTTGATCGAGGACTGTCGCCCCCAATTTGCGGGCGTTGTGGTTCAGCATCTCCTGTTCCTCGCGGGCCGTCTTGTGCCGCTTGGCCTGTTCGTTCTCCAGGAGGGCGTTTTCGTATTGCAAGGCCAATAGGGCTTCTTGCAGCTTTTCTGCTTTCGTCATTTCGGGCATTGTTCTTACCAGGGGAGAGTGATTTTTTGCTTGCCGAGGTGGGCGGCCCATTGGGGGCTATCGTCCACGCCGAATTCGCGCTCTGCGGCAGTCGGGGTGATGACGCCCATTTCGACGCAACGGATCAGCACCGTGCGCCAGCCCCGCGTTTTCTTGCCAGCCGTGGGGTCTTCGCCACACAGATGGTAGATTTTGCGCCACCCAGGGCGGGGGGCATCCTTTTCGAATACGTGTCCAACGCCGGGGATGAAGTCAGCTTTGGGCAAATCCTTCCGGTCGATTCGGGTGGTGCTGAAATCGCGCACCCACTCGGTTCGAATGCGAAGGATAGAGTGTTCCGGCATTAGCCCCCGTTCGTAGGGGCAAATGGTCTCGGACGTTCCATCGGGAAAGACCCGAATGATAACTCGAATCCAGGGCCGAATCGGGTGAGTGATGAACTTGCAATTCGGGGGCAACACCTTGGCCAGCCGCCGTTCAAACTCCTCCGACATGAGCGGCGTCCCGAGCTGCTTCTCGGCGTTTCCGGGGCTCAGGTCATCGTCTTGGACATAGATGCAATGGCGGGCCTGTTCAGCGGCCCACTGCTTCACCTTCGCCATATGCGCCTCTTGGGGCGAGATCACGGCGTGACGATCTTGTAGCGCTTCGTCGCGAATCAGCATACTTACTTTTTGTTCGCTAGCAAAGTGTCGAGCTTGGCCTCAATGCGGGCCAACCGTTCGGCGTTCGTTACTTCCACACCCTTGAAATGGTCAATTTCGCGATTGACGTTGGCGGCCCACGAGCCCACGACGGTCAACGTAATGCCCACAACGAGGCTGAGCAGAAACCACAGAAGCTTGGTTGCGGTTCGGTCGGTTTCAGGCACCATTTTAGGAGTCCGGTGAAGTGTCAGTCGCATAGGCGTTCGGGATTGTCGGTGTCAGCGTCGGGGGCGTGAACGTGGCGGCGCTGACAGTGAAGGTAGACGAGGGGCCAGCTACTTGGCGCTTGCTCGTGTCATACAGGTAGGCCAGATACTGGGTTGTGGGCGGCGTAAGGTCCGCATTGTAGTAGAGGCCCAGCCCCGCGTACGGCGTTCCGTTGACAATCGGAATCATCGCAAACTGGGGCACCTGAATCCCGTTTACATTCGTGTTGACGTTGATCGACGTCCAGGCCGTGCCCCCGAGTGAGGGTATGCGCAGTTCGAACAAATAGTAGCCGGTGAAGAGCGTTGTACCGTCTGACCACAGGACGTTTGTCGAGGGGTTGATCGTCCCGGTTCGTACTTGAGGAGGGGGGCTGGCCATATTGTTTCTTTGGAGGCGGGGGAAGGATTTGAACCTTCGACTTCTTGGTCATGAGCCAAGCGAGCTACCAGACTGCTCCACCCCGCACATTAAGGGTGCTTGCAAAAGGGCTCTCCATCCGCTTCGAAAGTCAGCGCAAGGCCCTTTGTCTTGCACTTCGCGGTCAGTCCATCGCGCTTTTTTGCTAGCGCGTCGTTCTGCTTCTTGATCTGGTCCACCATGTCACGCTGGGCCGCCGTGAGGCTGCCTTGCAGGATTGCGTTCAGGTTCTCTACGATTCGCGCCTGCTTAATCCAGTCGTAACGATCCTCCAAGGTGAGGACCGGCATAAGGGATACTGCGCGAACTACAGCGGCGGCACCAAGAAGAACAGACAGGATGATGAGAAGCCAGAATTTCATACGTTAGTTCGGAATGCGGAGTAGACGGAAACCAGAGCCACCAGAATCGGAGGCCCCACGGGAGACTCGTACCAGTGCGGCGGCGGTAGCATCATAGACCAGAAGACGAACGTCATTGGTTGTCGTCGAGTTATCGATTTTCAACACAGTTGTGCGAGAGGCCGCGCCATTCGCTGTCACTGCGACGGTCACATACGAGCCCTGGACAGTGCCGTCAGTCCAGGCTTGGTTTGAGAATCCTTCGATAGCTACCGCGTTGCGGGCGGTTGTGCCCCCCGAGAGATAACCGAAGGTGAAGGCCCCGAGGCGTTGGTCAGCGGCATTGGGCAGGTTATTGGTGAACCAAGAGGCCGATGCGCCCGATGAACTGCCAAGCGCAGTCGAGCTGATCATCCACATCTGGTTGCCAGCCGTCCCGAATACTTGCAGCTCGGCAGTACAAGAGGCTTGCCCGATGGCAAGACAGTGGGCAGAGTTATCCCAGAAGAACTGACCGTTCGAGGTCTTGTCGATGGTCAGCGTACCGGCGCTGGTGATAAAGGCGACATAGCCCGCCGTATCGAGGGCAGCGGCTCCTTTGACGACCGTGGACGTTGCGATCCCCGAGTCGGCTGGGATGTTGGAGGCCCCGAAGGAAACGACGTTGCCGTTTGTGCCCGCAAAGGCTGTGCCATTGATCTTGGTGGCGTTGATGCTTCCGGTGCCAGAAACGTCTAGCGAACCCGCCGTGCCGATCACCAGGGCGGTGGTATTGGTGCCCGCCGTAACCGAAGAAAACGGAACCGTGCCGCTAGCCCCCGATGTTAGGGCGCTCCAGGTGTTCGTGGCTGAGCAGAAGTAGGGGCCAATGCCGGATGCCGTCTTGAAAAACATGTCGCCGGTCGAAGGCGAACAAGTGGCCGGAAGGGACGCGCCCCAAACAATTCGACGGGCCGTGATGATCGGCGAGAGGGCGGCGTCAATCGGGGGCGGCCACAGGAGCCCCACAAGAACGGGGAACGCCAGAACCGACAACAGGGCGGCCACAGCTAGAATTCGCTTGGCCATGTTATTTACCGTGGCCATGTTAGTTGCCGTACTCCATCAGCTCCACGTTGATCTTGACGGCGTTGGTGTCCGACATGAAGTAAAGCGAGGCGGTATCGAGGCCGTTCATGCGACCGGGGCCGTAGCTCTTCCCTTCCCCCGGCTCCAACTGATATCCATATCGGGTGGTCGAAATGTTGGTGTCGCCCACAGAAATCTTGGAGGCCGCGTTAGCCTTGTCGGACTGGAGCTGAATTTCGCCGACAAACTGGGGAGCCCCCGATTCGATAGCGGTAATGAGCGTCCGCAAGCTGTACTTGGTACTCGCCGTTGTCAGCGTCAATTGATAAGCGTGGAGAAAAGCAGCCATGAAGTTCGGGGCTCGGGACGTCGTAACACAAGGTCGGGTGCCCGCCTATTCAGCCCCATATTGAGCGGCATCCCGTCAGAAACAAAATAAGCGGCTCCCCCCGATTAGAGGAAAGCCGCTTTGGAGGAGCAGGTGTTTCGCAAATGGTTAGCCGATGGAGCTTTGGGCGTCGATCTGCCGCATACGGTACACGCCGCCGATGCCAGCCGGGCCGTCCAGGACAACCGTGGTCATCTTGAAGTTGTAGCTGACAGCGCCGCCGATCACGCCCTCGGGGTCCGGGATGCTCGGAGCGCCCTTGATGACGTTGATCTTGAACCGCTGATTGCGCGGGTCCTTCACATCCGAGGGGCCATTGCCCTCCAGATCCAGGGTCCCGACGCCATGGCGACCGAACACGTACACGCGGTACAGGTTCGGGGAGCCGGAAGTCACTTTGACGTTGGTGCTCTCGATAACTCGACAACCGGCAATGTGGGTGATGAGGCCGCGATCTTCGTAGCTCACCAGCGGGGTGTCGGCCACCTTCGTGTTGTACTTGAAGATGTCGGCAAGCCCACCGGCAGCCGGATCGTTCACCAGATCATAGGTGCTGAACGGGTGCGCGATGACGAAGAACTCATTGTCCTCGAACGGCTGTACGTCAACCGCCTGGAGCGCCGAACGGGCGGCGCGAAGATCGGCCACGCGCAGGTACGTACCCAGAAGGGTCTGGGAGCAACCGGCGAACTCCGCGTCGATGACGTTGCGCGTCATGGTATCGACGGAGAGCCCCGCCTGATAGCCCAACAGCTCGGACGCGTTGGTCACAATCGGGTCCAGCGACGTCTCTTGGAGGAAATCCGAGACGGTGATAAACGCCGAGTACTGCGAGACCGTAGCGCCGACGATCTTGGACGTCAGCGAGAGAGAAGTGCCGACCGTGCCCTCGGTGGTCTGCGTAGTATTGGCGGCAAAGTTCGTATATCGGAACCACTGGGCAGTGCGTCCCGAATTCAGGGGCATCGTGTCCTTGTCGCACGCCTCGCGGAACACGAACTTTTTTTGGAGACGATCTAGGGCCTTCTTTTTCCAGTAGAGAGACTGGAGGTGGGCAAGACCGGCGCTAGAGGTAAGATTACCGGCAGGTGTATAAGCCATGAACTAACGGAGGGGTGGGAGGGGACTTCCTTATTTCCAACTGGATTATAGCGGAATGATTATTCGCGCTATGAGATTTTGCCTATCGACGGGTAGCCTTTGCGAAAATCTCTTCGATTTGCTTGGTCGTCAGCTTGTCGGCGTCGGCAAAAGGATCGCTGAGAGGAGTGTCAGCACTCAAACGCCCCGGTGACGGCGGGGGCATCAGGTAGGGATTCTGGGACTGCTGAGCGAAGGGTTGGCGCTGGCTGTTCCAATCCTGGGGCTGAGCGACGTTCGCCTGTCTATCTTGCTGAGTCTGGTGAAGTTGCTGAGCGTTCTGGGCGACGAGTTGGCGAAAGTCGGGGTACTGGTTGGCCGCCATAAAGTAGGCCGCCTCCAGGCCGCGCGCATCGAACGGCAAATTCAAGTCCTCGCGCACTTTCTCCAGGAGATTGGCTGCCCCCGCGTGACCAATCGGAAACTCGGGGTGCAAAGACTTGAACTGCTCCACGGCCAAAGTCTTCTTGATCAGCTCTACTTCTTTGGCCTGGGCCGCCATTTCCTTCAAATGCTCAAACGGCTTTTCCACGCCCAACTTGTGAGCGAGGACCATTTCGAAGGCATCGCGTGGGTCCGTGGTCATCTTCTGGACGAATCCTTCCAGGGACCAATCCGGCTTGTCGTCGCCGGTCACCTCGGAGCGAATCGGGGCTTGGCTGGCTTTGGATGCCTGAATCTCGGCCTGGGCCTGGGCAATCGTGCGCTCAATGGCCCCCGAAAGCTCGGCGGCGTCCTTGAACTTGTAGGGCTGCCCGCCAATCGTCACTTCAATGGGGGCGGGAGTTACAGGCGTTTCTACCTGCTTATCTCCAGGTTGGCCCAATTTCTGAAGCTGCGCGGCAATCTCGGAGCGCAGTAGGGCCTCAAAATCGTTGTTTTCGGTCGGGGTCATTCTCTATAAGAATCTTATCAGGTCGATCTATAAGACCATGGTGAAATGGCCTTACAGTTCGTGTTCGGCTTCTTCTTGCTCCGCGATATGGGCCAGATGCGCCTCACGGGCCTTATCCGCCCATTTCAGCGCGCGGATGTAGTTTTCGGTGTCAATGGCGAAAAGGGCCTGTTGTTCGGCGGCCTCACGCTCTCGCATTTCGGCTAATGTCGCCGACATGAGTTGGGGTGTGCCCCGAAGGATGGCCAAAATGCGCCTCATTGCCTTCCACATTGCCAGCCGTCGTAAGGACTCTTCATTCGTGTCGGCGCTGTCCATCCGGTCGGCTTCGGTGTCAATTTCCGCTTGCAAATTCTCCAGGACGAGGGTAAATGCCCTGCTTTCGGCCAACGAGGCCACCAGCTCCATTTCTTCAGTGGTTAACATAATGTAGGGAAATTATTTCGCTGGACGTTCCTTCTTACGTTCTTCGGCCTTCTTTCGGGGACGATTGGCGGGCTGCTTTGGCTGGCCCCCGGTGGGTTCGGCGGCCTGTTGGGGCTGGCCCCCTTCGCCGGTAGCGCCGCCCTGGAGGCCCTGATCCTTGGCGTATTTCTGCATCATGAGCTGATCCATCATTTGCTGCATCTTCATCTGATGCGAGGTGGTGGACTGCTGCATTTCTTGGCCGTGCTGTTGCTGAGCGAGCTGAAGATCGGCGCGCTTCTTGGCCAGATCCATCTGGGATTTGTCGTGTTCGGCCTGGATTTTGATCTTGGCCAGCATGGCTTGCATGAAGAGGTCGGCTTGGTTCTTTTGCCCCTCCATCTCCATCTCTTGCTGGGCCTTCTGGGCTTCGATTTGCATCTCCATCGGATTGCTCTGTTTGGAGATCATCGCCTTTTGCAGTTCGGTTTGGTTGCTCTCCTGGGCCATTTGCATGCGCGCCTGGAGTTCCTGTTGCGCCTGTTGTTGCTGGGCGGCTACCTCAGGCGGGGGCTGCTGGGCCGCCTGTTGCTCCTGTTCGTTCATCTGTCGAATGAGGGGGTAGAGCTGGCCAACGTTGGTCGCGTCGGTAAGCATCTTGACCAGGACTTCGTAGTCTAGGGTCTTCCCGGTCGCGTGCAATTGCTCCAACAGGGGGCCTTGCAAGAGGTACTGCGCAAGGAACGGGAAGATTTGCATCAACCGGTCCTTGGTCAACATTCGTGAGGCCGCGTTCATACGGAAACGAACCGGCTTGTAGAAGACCGACGCGTCAACGTCGTACCGCCCCTTGTCGGCGCTGTATGCCGGGAGCTGTTGCCCCGCGCGCACGTGAAATTGGATGATCTTGTGAAGCTTGTACAACGCCGGGAGGATGAGGTACTTTTCGATGTTGCCGACAAGATGGCTGAGCCGGTTCCCCGAACCCTGTTGCTGCATTTGCATGCCACTCGCAGTACGGTTGGCATTGCTCGGTCGGGGCACGCCGCTGGACATGCTGTTGATGCCGGATCGCCGGTCAGCAACCGTCTCAAAGTACGAGACGTCGGTGTAGACGTTGGTGGTGGCCGGTTGGGGCTGTAGGAGGTTAACCTCCTGGGGCTTGTCGAAGGCGTAGAGAGCGCCGGGCCGCCATTTCTGCTGAGCGGGGGTGAGCATGGCCCCCCTGGGGATCGCGCGGGGCGGATGCACGGCCAACGCGACTTCATCCATGTGGGCGTTGATTAGCCCCTCGATGGCGCGCTGATTGGGCTCCTGGACGTCGGCGATGCTCTGAGCGTACCATCGACCGGGGACGATGTAGCAAGGGGCGAAAGCGAAGGGGACGAAGCCGTAGGGATTGGGTTGATTATAGGCCACCCACTGCTTGTTCAGCACCCAGATGATCTTGCCCTTGCTGTAATAGATCAGGACTTCGACGGTGCGGTCGGCGGGGACGGGAACATAATCAGAGGCTCCCGGCGAGTAGGACACGCCCCGGAGGGCTTCCTGAACGCGTTTGGTTTCGTCGGCGTAGGCGCTGGCGTGGTACTTCGCCATCGTGTAGAGGACGTCCGCGCTCGGCATATCCATGCGCCCATCAGCCGCCCCCAGGTCAAGCAACTGCTCAACCGTCATGAAGCGGCGGCGAATGATGGACCGGCAATCGTCCACATTGGGAGTTGGGCACTGGGGATCGATGTAGAAGTCCCGAAGGTCAACCCATTCCCAAACGGCCCGATTCTTAACGGGGTCCCACTCAATACCAACGCCCCCATTGCCGTAGAGCCCCACCGACTTGACGGCTAGCTCCGTTTCGGCCACGGCATTGGCGCTTACGTCGTCCTTGGGGTGCTCCAGGCAGTAGGACATGGAGTCCTGGACGCCCTGGACTTCCTGGGGATCGGTGCCTGATTCCGCCGTGACTTGGAACCATTCCGGCCCCACGTTGAACAGGGCTTGGGTGACGGCAGGAACCATCGCCTCCACCTGATCAAAGACAATCTGCATGCCCAAGGCGGCGCGGGGCATATTCGTGCCGTCCCAGGTCCGAGGGGGCACCCACCCGAAGTACAGCGAGTCGTGGACATTCCACCGTTTATCGTGGTTTTGGCTGCGAAATGTCTCGTATTCGTAGAAAGTACGAACGACCGTGGCAAGGGCGTACTGAGTGCTTACCCTCTCTTGCGAGGTCTTTAGGGGCTCATTTTCCAGGTCAGCGGGCTGGATTGTGGGGACGTGTTGCTCGGAGGGCACGGACGATCTCTATAAGTATCTTATCGGAAGGGCCTTTACAGGCTTGTCTTTTTCTGTGGTATGCTATCCGCTATTGAGCGCGAATCGTCTCTCAATTATTGCGCGCTCGGGGCCGTCTTCCTCTCTCGGTCGGCGGCCTTTTTCCTTTTAGAGGCCCCCAGTTCGGGACAATTGCGGGTGGATGAACGGGGACGCGTCCATGTACATGGCGTCCTCTGGCGTCGGGTCCGCCCCCAACATCAGTTCCCACTGACGGCTCATGACTTCCTTGGTCCGTTGGCTGTAGTAGTGCTTCTTTTCTTCGGGGCTCATCAGGTGTGGCATTTCCCGGCCAAACCATTCCTTGTCTTGGAACAGATCGGAGACGGCATCTAGGATATCGTCATGATTCCCGGAGGGAAACTCCATCAGTTCCTTGCGGAGCTGGGCGAGCGTTTCATCCGAGATGCCCTTGGTCTTGATCTCGGGAGGATCGATCACGAAGCGAAGGTCACTGCTCTTGTACCAGGGTTGGAGCGTTTGCATGATGCGCTCCTCCTTGCTCTTGTCCGAGTCGCGGGGCACTAGGACGACCGGCACATGGATACCGTCCGGGAAGCCGGGGCGCGGCACATCGAGGAGACGCCGGAACGAGGGCATAATGCCGTGGGTGAAGGCCGTATTTTCGATCTTGACGCACCTCAAATGCCTCAAGTGGCTCAAGACCATCAGGAACAACTTGCCTAGCGCCTGATCCGGCAGGAAGCGGCCATGCTCGATTTGCTCAACATAACACCGGCCATAATGGTCGAACGTGGCCAAAACGATAGCCGTGTAGTCGGCGCGATGCCCGGTGGTGTAGGCAAAATCTACGCTGATTTCTTTGTACGCCACCCGAACGTTTTGAGTGAACTTGTCGCGGGGAATGACCCGGCGCTCAAACTCGCCATTTTCGACCGGGAAGGGGCGACCCCCCTTGATTCCGGCGCTGGGATTATTCAACTGCTGGGTGGCGAAGGTGAACGGATCGCGGGCCTCCGCATCCTCCAGTCCTTCAAGCGGAAATCGCCGAGGCCACAAGGGAACGCGCTTCCCCGATGCGTTCACTAGATTGGGGGCCTCTAGCTCCTCGGGGGTGTTGGTCACCAGCTCGGGGGCCTTGTCCTTCACGAAGCAGCCCCGCGCGTGAATCTTGTACATCCGCTTCTCGACGGGCTGCTTCATCTCGTGTTCGATGATGTCGCCGTACAGATCGCCGTAGGCATAGCGCGTGCCCTCGACGTCGATCCAATACGACGGCCCCACGAGGAGGTTTTGCATCATGTAGAAGTTCGTTTTCACGACTTCCTTACCGTTGCCGGTGATGTTGCTGGGCTCCACGATATCCGAGAACTTCATCACGTCCACGTGGATACCCGAACCGCCTTTTTCAATCGATCCGGCCATGACCGTGGGCTCCGAGCGCATCACCATTGGGCTCCGGGCCTCGGATGTGAAGCGTTCGTTGGTTCCCCAGTCGAAAACCTTCTTTGTGGGGCAATGCTCCGGGAATAGTTGGCGGAAACGCGGGTTCGATTGGAAATGTTGCTTGATTTTCCTCAAAAAGTCGCTGGCCTTCTCGCTATTCGACTGAATGATCATCATCGCGATGTCGGGGTAGTTGATGATCCATTGAATTGTGTGGGCGACGACGTTAATGGTGGTCTTCAGGAAGCCTCGGGGGTCCAAAATGAGCACGCGACGGCCCCCCGGCAGCTTCAGCATGGGAGTGATGGGCGTATACTCCCAGCGGCCCCCCATTACCCGATCATTGCGCTGGAATTGTTCGGGGGCAGGGGTCGGGAAGCGCTGTAGGATGTCAATGATGGGCTGATGAATGGGCAGATCGGGGCCATCTTCAAGCTTGCAGGGGGCTGACGAGGCGTCCGTCACGTGTTCGAAGCCCAAAATGTTGCGGCAGAGCCAACCAAGATCGGTTCGGGCCTTCCAACGCCCCACTTTTAGGTCCCAAATCTGCTCCGAGGACAGATGCTTGAGATTGATGATGCTGCTATCGGACAATTTGCGTCTCCACTTTCGCGATGAGGGGCCAAAAACGGAACCGGGCGCGTTTTTGTCGGGGGTATTCGTTGATTGTGCAGATGCCGAAGACCGCTTCTTCGCCCCCGGTGAGCTTGAGGAGGCTCATGGACCGGTCAATGTCTCCCTCTGAGGGGCTAGCGTCGTACTCGCGCACGTCTTCCAGGTCGAAACAGTGGCTATGAAGGTCCCCCAACACCTCAAAGGCCCGGTTGTCGGCGTATTTCTGGGCCTCTTTCCACCACCGCATCGGGATGTCAACGCTCATCGCTGTACAGAACTCTTCTTGTTCGGTCGGAATCCACAGCTCGTGGACCAAAAACGCGGATTGCCCCCGATCTCCTAGGAGAATGGCGTAGAATTCGCGCGGGAAAACGGCTTTTGCGGCCCTTTTGAAGCTTCTTGCAAGCGTCTCGGGGAACTCTACGCGTTTTGGCATTACTGGTTGAACTGCGGATCGATGGCGGTCACGTCGTTCTGCGGGAAATCGTCGCTCTCGTTCGTGTGCTGGACGCTGTAAACGTTCTTGGAGGGCAGGAAACAGATGGGCATTTGCACCCGAATAGCCCCGGAATAGAGGTTCAGCGTGTACGAGCCGATCTTGTACGCGCCGTAAATGGTGAGGGTGAGGATGCCCCGCCCCGCCAATGCCGCTATCAGGTCCGTGAAGTTGCTGATTGTGAGAAGGCCCGCCCCCGCGAGACTCGTTGGCAGTGACGGCGTATAGGCGAAAGTGAGAACGCCCTGCGCATTCAGGTTCGCGCTGAGGACCACCTCACCAACATCGGCCCACTCGCCCGAGCCCCATTGGGCATTACCCCATTGAAGACCCGGCATCGTTACACCGTCACGAGATGTTGCGCCAGAAGGACGCCGGTGTAGGTGCTAGCGGTCGTAAAGACGCCAAAGCCCATTTGGTTCGGCGTCAAAAAGTCCGTGCGACCAACCGAGTGAATCTGCATCCAGTTCATACCATCCGAGCTGACTCGCACAATGCGGTTGGTGTTATCGTCTTGGATTTGGACCCAGTACGGATTGTGCAACTTGATCGCAACGTCATTCAAGTAGTTCGCGCTGGCCGTTGTCGTGTTCGTCCACTTTTGGTAGGTGAGACCATTCGCGGACGGATAGATGATGATGAACGTCCCGGCCCCGCTGGCCCGCAGTACAAGGCCCCCAGTTGACTCGGGGCTTGAGATCGTGCGAAACATCGCCGTTAGCGTGTACGGCGCGGCGGAAAGAGTCTTGACCGCCAAGCGCGCCTGCAAGCTGCCGGTCGTGGCCCCAGTAACCGACATGCCGCCGTTGGTCGATGACAAGGTGGGGCTGTCAATGCCCGTGTAGTCTCCCGAAACAGGCAGGGTGACTTTCTCTAGCCCCGCCCATGCGTCCCAGGCGCTTCCGTTGTCGCGCAGTAGATAGGACTGATTGTCCGTCCCGATGTAGAGATTGGCCGCCTTGAGTGATGCCGGGAGCGTGGCGTACGTTCCCTTAGCGATCAGGTCTTGGCGAATCTGATCCATCGCCCCCGTTGTTAGAACGTGAGTCACGGTAACCGAGCTGCCATGAGCTACCGCGCTGGTACCCTCTTGCGCTCGATTGGCCGTCATCGAATCGCCCGTGCGCGACGTCACCAGGAGGATTTCTTGATTGGCCGTGTTGGGCTCGACCACTAGGCGGAAGGAGCCGTTTGTAGTGGCCGGAAACTTGCTGCCCTCCCCCGTGGCCACACTGAAGGTAACCGGGTTGGTGGTATTGTTTAGCCCCGTCGTGGTGCTCTGGGCGAGATTGGTGTACTGTTCGGCCATTAGACGAAGGAGGCAGTGATACTGTTGATGGCGAAGGTGGGCATGGTTTGGCCGCTACTGACGGTGACAGTGACCGGGAGCTGAGCGTAGGAGATGAGGTTCCCCGCCGATGAAGCGTCCCACACGGCCATCCACGGAATCGAGCCCCAGGAGGCAGTGGCGGTTGGCCACGTGATCGCCCCGCTGTTCTTGCTTTGGTGGCTTGCCACGGCGGCGAAGGTCACGGCTTGGCGAACGTAGGCCGTCCCACTCGTACTGACTTCCGCCCCGCTCCCGTCTGGCAGGGGCTCAGCGGTATGTAGCGCCACATACAAGGTCGTCGGCGAAGTAAAGTTCGTGTTCCGATAAACCTTATCGAGGAGCTTGTCAATGATGTAATTGCTGAGTACAGCCATGGGCAGGGAGGAAAACTATTTCCCTTCAAGAACAGCACTAAAGGCCCATGATCTTGAAGGTGACGGCGGCCCCGGTGATCGTACCGGCAGTGGGGTTGACGAAACGAATCTTGAGCGTGTTGGCGGCGCTACAGTAGGCCCCGGCGAGGCCCAGATCGGTGGGCATTTCGGACGTGGGGTTAACCAATACGGTCATCGAGGGCAGAAGGCCGGTCACGGTGAACGTCTGAACTGGCGTCGTGATGGTCGGGACGTCAGCGATGGTGAGAGACTGCTCCTTGATGAATTGAGCAGAGCCGGAAAAGGGAACAATAGCCATGAAGCTTAGAGGGTTTTCTCCATAAGAATTCTAGCGGACGACTAGGAAGTGGCCTGAGTAATGTCAGGCACCACCTTGAGCGTTCCGAGGGTCAGGGTTCGAATCTTGCTCGTCGAATCGAAGAGTTGAATATCGAAGGGCAAGTACACCGTATGCAGGGGCAATGCGGACGTCAGCGTGGACGCAATGAGGACGTGGGCCGTGCCGTTGGTGGCGTCGGTAATCGAGATGCCGTTAGACGGTGAGTAGATTTGGAAAACGGCCTGATTATCGGCGTCTTCGGGCCGCCATTTCGCGGTCATCTTGAGCGTACAGCCGGTCAAGTTGATCGGGGAGCCGTTGAGTGTAGCGACGATATCAAACTCGAAATCGTCTAGCCGAACCATTGTCAAGTTCACGTTCAGATGGTCTCGTCCATAAATTACGTCGGTGGAAAACAGGTACGGAAATACCGGGGGGAACGGCGGGTCCGCGTCTCGGGGCAGCGTAGAGGGCGTGGACGAACTGATAAAACAGTCCGACATATTCGCCCCAAACTCGCCGAACGTCAACGCCCCCAAAATGAACCCATCGTCGGCGGTTACCGTATTACTCGCGTCCGAGATGTTACTCAGGACCGGCGAAAAGGCGCTCCAAGCCGTCGAAATGAAGGTTGGGAGGAGCTGAACGAGGATCTGTGACATTACGTCACCGCAACTTGCAGCGAATAGCCGGTCGTCCCATCCGCCCCGACCGTAAAGAACGTGTGCGCCGGGGTGTCGAAGGAGGCCGTGGTATCGAGCGACACGGACCGGCGAATCACTACGGCGTCCCAGAGCTGCCCGATGATGCGCCCCGTGGTGCCCGCTTGGTAGCCCCAAACCACAACCGGCTCCAACATCAAGTAGGAATTGTTGTACCAGGGCATATCGGACGTATTGCCCAGCAGAGTCGTAATCGGGTAGAGGAATACTTGGGCCGAATTGTCCGAATAGGGAGCGGAATTCTGGAAATTGTTGGTAAAGTGATGCGAAAAGTTCTGACAGTACTGGGAGCCGCCCCAATGGGAGCCCGCGCCGGGGCTAGTGTACTGGAGCCAGCCCGCATCGACGATCCGATCCTGCGCCGTGATAGAGGCGAAATAGGCGCTATTCGCCGTGTAGGTTCCGTTACCAACGCTCGTATTGAGGGAGAAGTTGCTGGCGTCTACCACGGTGACAGTCCAGTTGCCGTTCGCCGCCGTGTTGCCAACCGCCCCCGCGATTCTTACTTGGTGCCCCGTTGAGAGGCCGTGAGCAGTAGCGCTCGTGCAAACAATCGGGGTCGCGTTCGTAGCCGCCGTGAGCGCGATGGGCTGCATGAACGTGGGGAGGTAGGGGACGCCCCCCGCGATCCACCCGCCCGCCGTCGCCTGGGGTCGGGAGCCCACCTGGAAATGGAAGAACTGGTATTTGTTCGCGATGATGCGAAACTGCGTCGTCGCCGGGGGGACGCTCGACCCAGACAGATCGAGGCCGCCCATGCTGAAATCCGTATACCGGTTCGCCAGCTTAACGCGGAGCTTCGCGCCGGGATTGTAGAACGAGCCCGCCTCCACGTAGACGATGAACCGCATCTGGAGACCCTGGGGCGTCTTGGCCGACAGAAGCGAATTGAGGCCCCCGGAAAGGGTGGACGCGGCCCAGGTTGCCCCAGTCACGGTCGTAGACACGGGGGCCTGATTGCCATCGGAGCCACCCGTCTTGTAGCTGACCGTCAAAGTGGTGGCGGTTGCCGTGGCGGACATGGTGCCGTTGATGGTGGTGCCGGT